GTGCAATGATCTTCTATCACCATAATGTGATGATTAGTTTCCGCTGATCTTTCCTTTGCTAAATTCCAAACTGACTGAAAAAAAGACTTGGAGCATTTTTTTGAAATCTCCGTTCTGCTGTCGCTACAAAATCTTTTTTGATTTTGAAACGATTTTACATCACAAGTTTGAAGAGCATAGTGAATGTTTAACATAAAACGTATAAATATCTTACAAAAAAATGTGACTATGTCAATACATTTAGAAAAATGTGAAGAGGAAACCTAACATAGTTTTTAGGTGTAAATATATCACATGGCTTACGTTACATACGATAATATTCGCCCATTCCTCTCTAATCAAGATGAGCAGAGCTTGAATACGGGCATTTATAATGTTTTGTATGCAACAAATTTTGCCGCTTCAAATAGTACAGCTTTAACAAGAGTTAAAAGAATTGGGCAAGAGCTTGATTATTACATACAAACGGGACCAAAGACAGCTTCTGTTTCAATGACGGTGATTCCTGTTACTGGAAGTAGCGTTAACCAATTAACAGGCTTTTTAGCTTTAACTGGAAATTCAACTAGCGGCTGTTATATCCAAGTTCCCGATTATCGTTTTGACAAATGTTTCCTAAAAAGCTTTTCCGTTTCTTTTGAGCCTTGGAAAGTGGCAACAGCAAATCTTCAGTTCGATTCTTATGGTCTAGCAACAGGCTCAGGAATTAATGTTTACACCTCTCAAGAAGCTCAGACAGGCATTATTTCTCCATTAAGAGGAATGGCTATTGCTTTTACAACCACAAACTTTACCCAAACTATTTCTGAGTACGAAAGTTTAAGTTTTTCAGTAGAAGTAGAGCGCCGCCCAAATTTTGAGATCGGAAATGCTTATCCAACACAAACAAGCGTAGCAAAAATAACAAAATCGCTTCAATTGGAAGGTATATCTAATATGGATTGGCTTTCTGATTATCAGCCAAACACCAGCGGCACTTTGACGGTAACTATGGCTGACGGTAATACAATTTCTTTAGCAGGAGTGTTAAGCGAACAGAACATTTCTATCGATGCGAACGGAGTAGCAAAAGGAGGGCTACGGATTGTAGAAGAGATGGTTTAATTTATGGCAAAAAAGCCCAAGAAAACAAAACAGACATCTTCGGAAGTCATTATTCCGCAGATGAAAACGGAAATCAAATTCAAAGAAAGAAAATTTAAATTTACCGAAAAACAACAAGATCTGTTAAAAATACTGCTGGAAGAGCAAACTAAAATAGTTTTTATTGCTGGTCCAGCAGGAACATCAAAAACTTTTATGGCCGTTTATGCGGCCTTAAACCTAATCAACCACAATGAAAAAGATATCGTATATATTAGAACTATCGCAGAAAGCGCTGACAAATCTATTGGATCGCTGCCGGGCTCTGTGGCAGAAAAGTTCCAGCCGTATCTACTCCCTCTGGAAGACAAAGTTCAAGAAATAATTGATCCTGTTGACGCTAATAGGTTAAGAGACGAGGGCAGAATTTCTGCTACTCCAATTAACTTTTTGCGTGGCAGCACGTTAAGCGACAAGATTATAATCGCAGATGAGGTCCAGAACTTCAGCGCCAAAGAGATCACTACCCTTATTACCAGAATTGGCGAGGGGTCAAAGATATTTCTATGCGGAGACTTTATGCAGCCAGATATCAAAACCCAAAACGGATTTCTCGACTTTTATAATCTATTTTCAGACGAAGATTCGCAAAAGAATGGAATTTACACTTTTGAGTTCACAGAAGAGGACATTAAAAGAAGCGCAATCTTGAAATTTATTATCAAGAAAATCAACTCAAAAAGTGTAAAGAGTGGTAGATAAAATGAAAATGGAGCGCGTTAACTTCTGGGCAAACACAGTTAAGATTGTTGGCGGGATTTTAATCGCTTCTGTTTTATTTTATCTGAACGCTACTTACGTAAAAAAGGAAGACTTTTTACCAGTCGCTAGGGAAATTAAAGTTCAGGCCGAGCAAATGGCTTACGTAAATAATGAGGTAAAAAGCATTTCAAGACGTTTATCTAAGATCGTTGACGATGACGGAGCCCCAGTTAATACTGATAAGATGGTTGAAATACAAAGAGATATAACTAAAATATTAACAAAGCTGGAAAATCTCAACGACAAAGTCAACGACTTAGATAAAAAGAAATAAAATGGCCTTAATGTTCTGTAGTAATTGCGGAAGTAAGCATGAATATGCTGGGTTTGCCCCAAACTTCTGCTCCAAATGTGGAAGCTCAATGGGGAGTAAAGTTTCGCAAAGCGTCGCAAAAAAGCAGCCTCAAGCTAGAGCGGTAGAAACGGAACAAGATGAAGATGACGAGCATTCCAATGTTGAGGAGGTTCCTCAGTTGGACAAGCTTGATTTGGAAGTAGAAATTGAAGGAAGTTTTAGGGCTTTTAATCTAGAAGACTTGACTCGCAACCCTCAGAATGCCTCAGTCAAGAAATTTGCGTCTAAAAGAGTAAGTGGGATAGAAAGCTTGTCACCCACTAAATATGGAAAAACCAAAGCTGAGGCGCAAGATTAGATACGAAGACAAGCAGGACGTAATAGATAGAATAATTGAAAAACATAGATATATCTGGCAATTAAAAGCAATTGCTTGGATGGATTATGATGATGTTGCTCAGATTATTCGTTTTCATATTTCCAAGAAATGGAAGATGTGGAAGCAGGATCGCCCTCTTGAGCCTTGGATCTCAAGAATAACGGTCAATCAGATCAAGAATTTATTGCGGAATAATTATTCCAATTATGTGCGCCCTTGTTTGGCGTGCAAATACAACCAAGGTAATGAGCCGCCAGCTTGCTCAATAACTCCTAGTGGCCTCCAGTGCTCTGAGTGCCCAATGTATTCAAAGTGGGAAAAGACAAAGAAGAGTGCTTATGATGTGAAGCTCGCCGTCTCCACAGAAAATCACTCTGAGACAGTTCAGGGAATGCGCGATTTGAATTTTGATGTTTTAGGCAGCGCACAAAAGCTTCACGAAGAAATGAAGCATCGTTTAGCGCCCAAGCAATATAAAGTATATTCTAGATTATATATCGACGGCGCAGATGAAGAAAAAGTCGCAGCAGAGATGGGCTACAAAACAAACGAAAAGGGTAAAAAGGCAGGATACAAACAAATCAAAAATCTTAAAAAGCTATTTCGCTCAGTGGCAATTAAGATATTACAAAGCGAGGATATTTTAGGTGGCTACCAATAAAAACCAAATAACATTTACTGACGAAGAGGGTCAGAGAATCAAGGAGCTTGCCCAGCAATTCCCTGATTTAAACACCATCACGCGCAAATTCTTTAATGATGAAGCATTAGACGGGAGAACAAAGCAGGGCGTTGCTATTAGATCCTTTTTGGGTTCAAATAAAATTGAATATAAGACATCAAAGTACGAAAAAGTTGGAGACTTGCCTCTTACCAAGCAGCAACAGGAGTTTATAGAGGACCAAGCCAGAGACGGCGTGTCTTCACTAAAAATCGCAGAACTTCTTTACCCCGGAAAGTCAATTGCGGCAATGGGGTCTGAACATAGAACGGTAAGCAACTACATTAAAATCTCTGGCTGCGAAAACAACTCTGAATCAGATAATGCGGCTTTTGTAAGATATCAAGTGCCTCGTTCAGCAGAGCGTATTATCAATAAGATTAATGATGCAACTGGAGAGAAGCTGGACAAGGAACGGCTAACAAGGCATCACAAAATATGCATGGACAAACTGTCCATCAATTTGGCGAACTCTAGATTTCAGAAGATTATAAACTGCTACACTTCTCACGAAGATCGTAATATTTTCGAGCAAGAGTTTATCAGAATGACTTGGGACAAGCCAGACCTGACTGCTGATGAGGTCAACTTGTACATGAACGTTTGCAAAGAAATCATTAATCTTGAAACTACGTCCAGACACTTGGACAAGCTGAACAAGATGTTTGAGGAAACTCAAGAGCAGAATGAGATGAGCATTCGCTTGGCTGAAATTATCAAAGCCAAGAGCAGCGAGTATCACCAGTGCGAAGGTCGCGTAGAAAGTTTGATCAAAAAGTTACAGGGCGATAGACGCGAAAGGATCTCCTCAAGACAAAGAGAAAATGCGTCGATCCTTTCTATTGTTCAGTTGTTTCAAGATGAAGAAGAGCGCGCTAATATGATTAAAATTGCTGAAATGCAAAAATCGCTAGTAATGGATGAGGCGCAAAAGATGGAATCTATGGTGGAATGGAAAGCTCGCATCATGGGAATATCATTAAATGATGCAGTCTAAGTGCCTAGAATGTAATAACATCTTCAAAAGCGAAAGGGCTTTGCACACCCATATCAAGAAGCACAAGTTTTCGCTTGGAGACTATTACAGAAAGCACCACCCTAAGAAAAATCTTTTAACTGGGACTCTGTTAGCTTTTAAAGATAAAGAATCTTATTTTGATAAAGACTTTGACAATAGAGAGCAGCTTTTAAGGTGGTGCGAAATAGAATCGCCAGAGGTTGTTAAGGAATATATTAAAAAAATGCTTGCGAATAGAGTCAAGAACAAAGAGTTGAGCTACGCTCCATTTCATTTAGAGCTTGAGACTAGTGAAATGCCTTCGATTGATATATACAAAAAACACTTTGGTTCATATTCTAAAGTCTGCGATGAAATTGCAGTAAACCCAATGTTCAGAAGAAGCTTGCCTAAAAAATTCTATGAAGATTTTTCTGAGGTTAATATTTTTGTAGATACAAGAGAACAGCAACCATTAAGTTTTAAAAACCAAAGAAATGTTAAGTTGGACTTCGGAGATTACACGGCAAGTGGGGCGCACTATACAAAAGCTTTTGTAGATCGAAAGTCCGAGTCTGATTTTAAAGGAACTCTTGTTGGAGAAAATTTAGAAAGATTTAGGCGCGAAATACAAAGGTGCAAAGAAATGGAGTCTTACTTGTATGTCGTCGTTGAGTCTTCCCTTGAGCGGATAAAAAACAACAACGACTTTACTCCTCATAAGGCAAATCTTAAATTTATTTATCATAACATGAGATTGTTGCAACATGAGTTTGCGGGCTATTGCCAATTTATATTTTCTGGCAACAGGGCAAACAGCGAAATCTTAATTCCCAAATTAGTTGCGATGGGCAGCGTTCTTTGGGATGTGGACATTCAATACTTTTTAGACAAGGATCAATCATGGCTTGGATCGAAGGAAATCAAAAAAGAAAAGCATATTTTCGCAAAGTAAACGAAGAAATATTGTCTAAGAAAGGGTTCTTAGAAGAGAGGGAGGCGAAAATTCTACTCTACAAGTTTCTTCGAAGCAACATCTCATTCTCTTCTGAGATGATTTGCGGTGTTAAGCTTTTCCCATTTCAGCATTTGGCTATTAAAACAATGTTTGAGACAGACTATTCTATGATGGTCTGGAGCCGTGGATTATCCAAGAGCTTTACTTGCGCTGTTTTTGCATCGCTTGACGCAATATTAAACCAAGGCGTTCACGTTGGCATTGTAAGTAAAACGTTCCGTCAGGCAAAAATGATTTTCAAAAAAATTGAAGAAATTGCCGAAAAGCCGCAAGCGGTATT